AAAAGACTAAGAAGTTGAGTAGAAATACTCCAACTGATATGGAAACCAAAAAGAAAGATTTGCAAAGACAAATGGATGGTTTGCGAGGAAATCTGGTTAAGATAGAGTTGGATAAAGAATTTGTACCAAATACACTTGACCATCTTAAAAAATATTATAAATCGGAATGGTTGGGGCGGTCTTTTACATCAGATATACCGGAATCTGCTGTAGAAAAGATAATGTTATTGGATGTGGATTCCATTTGGAAAGTATTGTTATTGATGGGTATTGGAGTATTTACCAATCATACCTCAAGGGATTATGTTGCAATAATGAAGGATTTGGCGCAGAACCAACAATTATATTTGATTATTGCTTCAACTGATTATATTTATGGAACCAATTATCAATTTTGTCATGGATATATTGGAAAAGATTTGAAAGATTTGACACAAGAAAAATTAATTCAAGCTTTGGGACGAATAGGTAGAATGGATACGAAAAAAGAATATAGTATTCGACTAAGATTTAAGGAATTTATTGATACATTATTTATGCCTAGCACAAATAAAGTGGAGGTAAATAATATGAATCGGTTGTTTGTATAAGTATTTGAAATATTTTGCAGTTATAAAATTTATTATTTTTCTTTTTTATTCTTAACAGAAAGCATTTTAAATGACAATCCCATTCCTAACCCAAATCCGAAGCCATATACCACCTTTTCACCAAATTTCCCAATGATTGTTTTCCACATAATTATATAGAATTATTAATTACATCTATATAATTTTATTGTAATAATATTTAACATCCCCCACGGAGTCTTAGCACAAGATGCAAAGTCGCTTCTTTTTGAATATTATAATCTGTTAAAGTACGACCATCCTCTAATTGTTTCCCTGCAAAGATAAGTCTTTGTTGATCAGGAGGAATACCTTCTTTATCCTGAATTTTTGCTTTCACATTTTCAATAGTATCAGATGGTTCAACATCTAATGTAATCGTTTTGCCTGTCAGAGTTTTTACGAAGATTTGCATATTATATACAATATAATATAATTTTATTTAAGTCAATTTTCATCAATGTATGTAGTAAGTATGAAGGTAAATAGCATTAAAATAGGCATACATTCATAGTGTACTATTGTTTATATCCTATCAAAAATTTTTCATATTATAAGTAATTGGTGCTACGGATATATTATGATATACATTATCTCCGATTCTTCTAAAATTAATAAAATACTACTTATTATCTAATTCAATAAATTTTTTATAATTTACATTTCTATTTAGAATATCACTATATGATTCGCGTTGTGTAATTAGACAAGGAAATATACCATAAATATTTTCATATTTCTGCTGCATTTTAACATAACATATATCAATTTCACAATAACATTGTCGTATTTTATCGATTACAATATCATAAAAAGATTCGGATAATATGTAAGCGTGTGTTGTATGTCCTTTAATTAATTTTTTAAGATTATCTATACCTGTATCTTCATATGGATCTTCTCTTACAATACTAAAACCAAGATATAACATATTTATATTAATTTTATGAGATTCAATATTATTACTAATTTGGGAAAATTTCTCTAGAAAATTATTAGTTAACATAAAATCATCTTCTAATATTAAAATTCGTTTATACTTTTTCTGTTTTGCTTCTATAATAATTTTTAAATGACTTAATTTACAACCGAATGCACCTATTATATATTTTTTATCAAGTTTGAAATTATTTTTGGAATATTGGATTGGATTGATTTGGTTAAAATTGGGTTTAATAGCGTCAAAACGTTGATAATTGGTAATATTATACTTATCTAATTGTTCTAGACATTTTGTCCATCGATCTTTTCGTTCTTTAAGATTAATAATATATATTTTATCAATAGTATTCATTGTAATATGTATAATAATAACACTAAATAATTCTTTAAACAATTAAATTAATTTTTCATATTATAAGTAATTGGTGCTACGGATATATTATGATTTTTTTTAATGTGCTGATATATATTAACTCCGATTCTTCTAAAATACCACGAAATAATAAAAGCCATCCCTAATATTATAGAGCTATGTGCTGAAATAGTGCGGTTAATTATGCAAGTCACAATAATTAGTGATAACATTCCTATTATTCCTTCTATTATATGTTCATCGGTCAGTACCACAACACGTGTCATTTGATATATATATATAATTTATTTATGAGGACGGATATGGGTCTTTGGGATATCCACCACCATCACCTCCACCTTTGGATTGAGGAACTAAGTCAGTATCCTTTATTGGTATTTTTCCACCAGCTCCTCCGCCTTGACCACCTTGACCACCTCCACCTTGACCACCTCCACCTTGACCACCTCCACCTTGACCTCCTCCGCCTTGACCACCTCCACCTTGACCACCTCCACCTTGACCTCCTCCGCCTTGACCTCCTCCGCCATGACCATGACCACCTCCACCATGGCCACCATGACCACCTCCACCATGACCGCCGGGAATGGGCATTGGAAACCAACCTCCTCTTCCAGGTCTTCCTTTACCTCCACATCCAAAAGGGAAAGGACAAGGACGGGGGCCTCTGCCAATAGAAGGAGATAAAAACGATGGAGTTTGAAATACAACGGGTGTTGTTGGAGTTGTCGCAGAGAAATTACTAAATAATAAGAAAATTACTACGAATAAAGCTAATATAATGAGAATGTTTTCTGTTTTCATTATATTATTTAATTAGAAATTAAAACCAAAAACGGCGGCGCCCACGTCTCCAACCGGGTCTTGGTCCTCGCCACATTGGACCTTGCCCAAAACCGCGTCCTATGTATGGGGATTGTAAATAAACAACGCGATCAGTTTGTGGTTTTTGTTGTGACATCTGTAATAGCATGTAAACGATAATTAATATTAATACTACCATAACGATTTGTTCTAATTCCATATATAATATATTTTTATAATAATTTTCTAGTGAAAATAATTATAATTTTATAGGGATAAATAAGCTGATTACGCTTAATTGGAGTATGCAAGACCACCCATACCACTCATGACACGAAGGACATTGTAGTTGGTAGCGTAGACACGGACCTTAGCAGTTTCATCTCCTCCAATGGCATTGGTGGAAAGAACAAGCTGAAGAGTAGCGTTGTCAATACGAGAGAAATTGCAAGTTCCGGATGGCTGGTGCTCTTCTGGGCGAAGTGCAAACGAGTAAACATTAATTCCAGTATCTGGGTTTCTGGTGTGGTGCTGGTATGGCTGCACTAAATCAAAGTAAGTTCCTTCACGCTCAGAAAAGCGATCTTGTCCGTTAAGTTGAAGTTTGGCAGTAACAACTGGATTTTGTCCCCAGCAATGCATGTTAAGTGCGGTCTCGGCAAGAACAAATGCACCTGCATCGGAAACATTAGAGTCACCAATATCGGACACAGGGAATGGAACATTGAGTGCAGGAACAGAGCAGACAGTACCATCTGTACCCAATACATCACCCCATTGGGATCCTATTGCTGCTCCATCGGCTCCTGGGTCTTGGAAGAGACCACGGGATGTAATAAATCCTTGGTTCTGCCCAAACGCCGATCCGTGCCCGGTTATTTGGTCATATCCTGAAAAGGCACCAAAGGATGGAATAAGAGCATCCAAAGCATCAGTGTAGTTAAATGGCTGTGCACCAAGAGCGGCATTCAAATCGCGATCTGAAAGGAATGATTGACAGTAGTCAACATTTTTGTCTGGCTGAACAACGAAGATAATCTCTTTACAAGGGTGATTGAAATTGAGTTTAACCTTATTGGATGAAGATCCAACGGATTCATCGCCGGTGAATTGAAGTTGCTCAATCAAATATTCGTGTGGGTTTTGTGCCATGCGTCTACGCTCATCAGTATCAAGGAAAACGTAGTCAACATAGAGGGATGCAGCAACCAAAGATTTTTGGTATGCGGCTCCATCTTTGACAGATGTACCAACGGCTACGGCGGTTGGTGGCATACCGGGTTGTCCGGGCGCGGTGGATGAACCACCTTGTAATCCAGTTAGGTTGGTTACAGCAAAAAGAACTTCATCTGATGGGCGAAGCTCAAGATTAATCTTAACTTCGTGGTACTGAAGTGCGATTAATGGCAATGCGAGTCCAGGGTTACGGCAAAACCAAAATTGAAGTGGGATGTAAAGTGTAGTTTCAGGAAGTGCATTACGAGGGGCACATACTGCGGCTGGGACAGTGGCTGAGGCACAGGCACTATCAACATCAGCAAAAGATGGATCGATCAAGTAAGTAAGTTGGGTGGTTTGTCCAACCATCTTGTTGTATCCACGCTCTTGCTCAGCGGTAAGGGTAAGCTGGTTCCAGATGTGCATCCAGTCACCATATTGTCTGTCGATGCGTTGTCCTCCAATCTCAACTTCAACCATTGAGATAAGTTGCTCACCAGGGTAGTCTAACCAACGAGCGTAAGTTTTGTCACAAGGTTGAGCGTTAACTCCACAACATCCTTCTTGGCCAATCTCTGGGAGAGTGACCTGAAGATAGGTGCGGTATGCAAGATCACCATTTCTGGAGATAGTGCACTGGACACGACGGCCGAAATCTGCCTGTCCATTAAATGTTTGTTCAATTGATTCCATAGCAAAGTTGGTGTGTCTGCGGTAGGTTACTTTCCAAAAAGTAATCTGTGGATTACCTGTAAGATAAACGTCTTGTGCGCCATAGGCAACGAGCTGCATTAATCCTCCTCCCATTTGTTATACTATTGCTAAAGAAAAAAAATTTTCATTTTTAATTTTAATTAAATTTATGTTATGGTAAGACGCAGAAAAAATAATGTTATATTTAACATTATTTTTCGTTTAATTTTGCTAATTACATTTGATTTATTATTTTGTTTATATCGAAATTATTTTCTAAAAATGTTTTTAAATAATTGTCTAAAAAAACTTCTTTTTTTCCTTCATGATTTTTTGTAAAAATATACATATCCTTTTTTTTCTTTATCCGCCAACCTTCTTCTAAAGCATTATAAAGAAATGCCATCTTATGTAATTTAATAGCATCAATTTGCATAGTATTATTGATATTTTTGTCAATATCCATTAAATGTTGGAGAGAAAAGTAATATATAATTTTAACTTGATTAGAGTGAGTCTAATATTTTTTTGAAATCTTGAGCATTTCCAAAATCTTTATTTTTTGATAAATCTATTTTATATACTCTTAAATATACACCATTATAGAATTGATCTTTCGGAATATCTTCAGCAATATCACTGTTTTTTATCAATATATACAATAAGAACTTATATTTTGTCATACATTTTTTAAGAAATATTTTAATTTGTTCTAAAATATATTGAAGGTCATCTTTATTTTTCCAGGTTACTAATGAAATATGATAACAGAAGATGCATTTATTTTTTGGATTATTAATGATATTAAGAAAACGATTAGTACGTCTTTTAAATTTATCTATATTAGTTCCATCTTGTCTTTCATTAGTTTCACTGAAAAAATATTTAAGCTTTAACTTGTTAAATTCAGATGTGTCTTGTAAAAAATTATGGTGTGGAAATGTAACATATGGAAATTTTTCCGAATAGTAATTACCCTTATTATTTTTTTTCATATTTGAAACGAAATATTTAAAATTTGTTTCAATATTGATATTAATATATTTTATCCCTAATTTTTCGGACATACTTAGCCAATCAAATGGAAGCGACATATGTCTTTTCTTTAACATATTTAAATTTGCTGCAGTATGACAATCGGGTCCCAGAGATATATAAAATATATTCATTGTATATTTAAGATAAATATATAATTAAATAAAAGAAATTAATATACTATAATGCCTGCCTTTAAACCAAAAGCCAATAAAAAAATATTGGTATCAAAAAAATCTAATGTTACCGTTGATAGTAAACATCAGGAAAAGATGATAGAGTTTAAAAAAAATGAGAATACAATAATACCTAAATTAAAGGAGGAACGAAAAAAATATAAGACCAAATTAAAAACAAAAAATCTATCGATTGATGAAACATTAGAATTAAAAGATAAAATTAGACAACATACAAAACAAATTAACAAATATGAAAAGGAGCGTAAAAATTATTTACTGGATAATTCTAAATATGTATTTGATTATTATGAAAAAAAAAAGGAATTGGCAGACGGAAATGATAGTAAAACAAAGGTACTATTTTCATTTTTTAATAAAAATAATGAAACAAAATCTAAAAAACAAGAAGTAAATAATACTCAAAAATATCTTAATAATATTGACGAATCCTTTTTGGATATAAATGATTATATCCATTTACATGAAGTATGTGATAAATGTAGTGGTGAATTAATCCCAGTAGAATCAGAAGGTGTAATGATTTGTAAAGCTTGCTCCCATCAAATTAATTTTATCATAGAACATGAAAAACCATCATATAAAGAACCACCTAAAGAAGTTTGTTTTTATGCTTATAAGCGTATAAATCATTTTCGTGAAATATTGGCTCAATTTCAAGCAAAAGAGACTACACAAATTCCTGATGAGGTACTTGAAAATATTACATTGCAAATAAAGAAAGAGAGGATAACATTGGCGCAAATGAGTAATAAAAAAGCGAAGGATATTTTAAAAAAATTAGGATACAATAAATATTACGAACATATTCCTTTTATTAAAGATAAATTAGGTATAAAACCCCCTATTATGAAACCTCGATTAGAAGAAACACTATGCTGTCTTTTTATGGATATACAAAAGCCTTATGCTAAACATTGTCCAGATGACCGAGTTAATTTTTTAAATTATTATTATGTGCTATATAAAATGTGTGAACTTCTAGGCGAGAATCAATTCTTATCTTTTTTTCCAATGCTAAAGGATCCTGTAAAACGCATTGAACAAGATGATATTTGGAAAAAAATTTGTAAAGAATTGCAATGGGAATTTATCCCAACAATATAATTCTTATTAATAGAGTAAAAATTATATGATTATATAAATATTAACTAGTTACTTAAACACGAGGGAAACCAACAAGATTTGCGCCCATACCGAATCCAGCTCCCGATCGTGCGGAACCAGCCATACTTGGTACATAAGTATCTAAGATACTGAATGTTGCAGCAGCAGTCAAAGCAATAAGCATGACCTCATCCAAGTTCATTTGGCGTTTTGGGATTGCGTAAGCAGCGATGGCTACCATAATACCTTCAACAACATATTTAACGATGCGTCTGACGAGTTCGCCAATGTCTAATAATTGTCCTAATTGTCCGAGCATTTTATATAATCCATCAAGAAAAAAAAATATATATAATAATAAAAAAACTTAAAATAAGATAACTAGAAATAAATTATAATGGCAGATAAAAATAGCTATGAGAACCAATTTTTGTCCAAAGGGGTTAATAATCCTAAATATGTTGATTTATTAGAGGAAGATAAGCCAATTGCGGGACAGAAATTTTGTTGCGTGAGTTTTGTGTCACCAGAAAAAATTCTAAAAAAGAAAGAATTATTTTACTTTCAAGAATTCCTAAAACATTGGGATTTTACTAAATCAACAGAAAAATTCACACAGTTTCTAAACTTTCTTGCTTTTAAATATAATATGGATTTCGATAAAATTATGGCCGATTTTCAAGAATATACTAAATCAGAATCGGATAAACTTGTTCAAACCACCCTTGATGATGATTACAAAAATTTCCTTGATGCTAAAGAAGAAACTTTAGAACAAGATTTTAATGCTACATTCAATTTTCAAACTAGTACTCGTGGAATTAAAATACGAGGATCATATCCTACACAACAGGAAGCAGAGTTAAGATGCAGAATGCTCAGAGAGGTAGATCCAAACCATGATGTTTATGTAGGCCCAGTGGGTTTGTGGATGCCTTGGAATCCTGAAGCATATAAAACAGGTCGTGTGGAATATTTGGAAGACGAGTTAAATCAATTAATGAGTGAGAAAAATTTGAATGAGAAACAAGCCAAAGTTGCATTTGAAAAACGCGTTAGAGAATCAAAACGTGCAGCCATTGCAGAAAATGTTAAAATTGCAAAGGATAGTGGTAATAAATTAACACAAAATATCGATACTGATGGTAATCTAGTTGGGGTTGCTAATATGAATACTACTGAATCTGGATTAAACGGAGAAGTATCTTCGGCGGATATCAGAAAAGAGCTTTTTGAAGGTGCTAACATTAGAACTCGTCAATCTGATAAAGCACAAGAAGCCGCACAAGAAGCCGCGAAAGAAGCCGCACAAGAAGATAAAGTAGATATGGAAATCACAGAAAAGAAAGAAGATTAAATAATTTTATAAAATTGATTTATAAAATTATATATTTATTATAATAAAGATGAACGCTAATAAATCAAATATTGATTTCACTGCTAAATTACCACCAATGACAATAGTACAACCAATTGATAATAAAATTACCGAAAATACTCTACAAAGTTCTAATAAAGATATTACACAAGATGTAAAGAAGAAAAAGAAGAAAATTCCCAAGAGATGTCAATTAAAAGGATGTAAGAGAAAATTGCCAATTACAGCGTTTGATTGTAAATGTGAAAAGAGATTTTGCAATTTACATACATATGCGGAAAACCACAATTGTACCTTTGACTATAAAAGTTTTTACAGACAAAATTTGGTAGATAGAGCAGGGTTAGGAGGTGGTCAAATAGATAAAGTTGGTGATAGGGTTTAATTACCAGCGACTTTTCTTGACGTTTATCCGTGGTCCTTTTCTTTGCGCTTTGGGATCAAATGTTTCCTCATCGTCGTCAGAACCAATATCTTTTGACATTTCCCAAAATTCCTTAGAACCG